TCTCAAAGCCTCTCAAAGAAAAGATCCGCTTCGAAGCTACTGAACTGAACTACCTCAAGAAGACCTCTCTCGCTAAGCTCCCACTTTGATGCACGGATTCGACGTCTATCGCACGTACCTTGCCTTCAAGCAACACTTCTCGAATCCTTCGTTCGACTTTTTTAAATATGATGGCAAGGTAAATGCTAAAGAAAGCACCTATCAAGACCGCAACGACTTCTACTTCTTTGAAACGATTGCGCGTAAGTACTCCGACCGAGAGGTTATGGAGTTCATGCTTGCGTCCTTTGTGGCGTCGGAGACACCAGCGAAAGTGTGGATTGGTGATATCAAACGATCTGGTAAAGATAATTGGCTGGTATGGACTAAACTACACCAGAGTCTCGCCTATGTTGTTAAGCAGGATCTTAACCGAGTGGCTGAACATCTGGAGACCACGACGGATACCTTTAACAATCTTTTTGAAACGGTGGGAGGACATCCTCCCCTCCTCAAGCTCTATATCAGACGAGATATTTCTCTAGAGACACTTATAATTCTGGACATGATCCTAGGCTTCATGAGAACCTGGGACAAGAAACTAAAGGACCCCCTGTGGGAACAGTTGTCTTTTAAGATAAAGAAGTACAAACCCTTTCTGTCCATTCCCACAATAAAGTACAGACAGATGTTAAAATCTCAGTTTACTTAAGCTATAATGATGGAGTCCCTGGATGACTTTAAACTCGGCAAATCCAACTCAATCCTACTAATCCTAATGAGTTTTTCATCTCTCAAGAACAACAAGGCTTCCGTGTTCCAGCAGTTGCAGAAGCAGCTGGAGAAGTCTACGCAAGTCGGCACTGTCGACGAGCGCTTCTGGAAACTGACGACGGACAAGGCTGGCAACGGCTTTGCAATCATTCGATTCCTTCCCGCCTGTGATGGTGAGGACATGCCGTTCGTCAAACTGTACAGCCACGCCTTCCAAGGTCCTGGTGGTTGGTACATTGAGAACTCTCTCACCACTCTGGGACAGAACGATCCCCTGGGTGAATACAACCGGGAACTCTGGAACTCAGGTGATGAGTCCCTGAAGGATCAGGTTCGTAAGCAGAAGCGTAAGCTTCAGTATTACTCCAACATCTATGTGGTGAAGGACCCTGGCAACCCTGAGAACGAGGGTAAGGTCTTCCTGTTCCGTTATGGTAAGAAGATCCACGACAAGATCATGGACATCGTGAACGGCGACGAGCTGGAAGGTCGTGAGGGTATCAACCCCTTCGACTTCTGGACTGGAGCTGACTTCAAGCTTCGCGCCAAGAAGGTTGCTGGCTACCCTAACTACGACTCCTCTGAGTTCGCAGCACCCGGTACGCTCGAGCAACTGGACGACGCTCAACTGGAATCCATCTGGAACCGTGAGCACAATCTTCAGGAACTAGTGGCTCCCGATCAGTTCAAGAGCTACGAGCAGCTGAAGAACCGACTGGACCTGGTGCTCGGTCGCAAGTCCGCTGAGCCCGTCGCTGCTGCCCCTGCACCCGCTGCAGACCTGGGCGCTGCCCCTTCGTTCCCTAAGCGCGAAGAGCCCGCTCCTGCCGCTCCTGCGGCGGAGGCACCCCGTGCTGAGGATGACGATGATGTGATGGACTACTTCAAGAAACTCGCCGAGAGTTAATCTCTAGCAACAGTTCCCAAGGTGAGTTCACTACTCACCTTGCGGAGGTTGCGGGCATAGTTCTTGATGTCCCTCATGACGTCTGGTATATAATCTTGGCGAATGATACTAATATTTGCCTTCTCTTCATTTAATTCGTGTTCGTACTCCCAGTTGGTAACTTCTCGGGGGTACGATTTTTTTGTGTCATCGTCGTCACGTGAGACTCTATACTCATATGCAAAGTCCTTGTCAACTGTCAACCCTTTGGGCAGAACAAGGTTACCATCTGAATCTAAAGTCTGAATCGTTTCGTAGTGATGCGTGTCGTGTGCTGCCTCATAGCTACCATACTTCTTAACAACAAACTTCTCAAACTCTACCGAAGACAGAGGCCACTGGTTGTAGTAGTCCACAATGTCATTGACCTGTAGGACCAGCCAGTAGTATCTCTCGTCTCCATACTTTTTATATGCCACCTGGTCTGGACGCTCTCCGTTTACCACATAATATTTTGTGTAGAGTGTGTCCTCTGCAAAGATGTCCTCTCTGACTCGTAGCAGATGAAAGTAATCTTTAATCTCTAGAGTGGTTAGGTTCCCAGCGTGGTCCGACTCAATAGCATAGTCGATGTTGGGGAAGTTAGAAAAGTAATTAGGCTTACCCATTAGAATCCTTGCAGTGTACCAGATGAAAGGTGGTCGTCGCGTGTGATAATGTCAATTTCTTGGAACTGAAGAGACATTGAGGTGGTGATAGGCATACCATCAGCGAAGGTGGCGTGCATATCAGACGAAGGGTTGGCTTGAATTGAAATGTTTGATAGTGCTGCTCGTTTGAATGCGTTCATTCGAGTGTTCTTTGCACCATTAGTCATGTAAATGACCTGCCACACGCACGGCACATCAAACATCGCTCCGTTCTCTTTTGGTGAGCTCCACTTCTTGAACTCCAAAATGATATCATTAACTCTCTGAGTCTCCGCTGGGTTCTTGGGAATAAAATTAAAGGCAAAACCAAAGTTTCTTCTCTCAGGAGCCTGATAACACAATTCAATGTTAGGGTTGTAAACCTGTCCCTTAGCAAGAGCCATTGCATTGCTGGCGGTGGTCCCCATGGATTCTGCCACTGCTCCAATCATCATTTGTTTTGCAGCGGCGCCTCCTTTATTCTTAAGGTTTTCAAATTGACCCTTAAGTTTCTCGACGAGCTGGTCTCCCGACGCTTTGTTTAGTCCATCAATTTCTGTGATTCCAGCAGCAACACCAGTTGCTAACCCTGCCTTCAGCATTCCAAGTGGACCTAAGAAGCTTTGCTGATTCCAACTCTGAGTGTTACCCATGATTGGAGTTGAGTTAGGCATGTAAAGTATGATGTCAGAACCAACGGGAGGGCCCTCGGCGCCGCCAGCATTGTTGGCACCCTGTCCTGGGTAAGCATTATTACTTCTATACTGGTGAGGTCTAAAAATAACGTAGTCGTTACTTGCTGGGTTCACATCTATTGGATATGATAAAGTCATGTCGTCTTGTACCTCGCAATCGGAAAAGATTTTACGTCCTCAAATTCATCGTCCTTAATCTCATAGATGTTACTAAAGACTTCCCGCCAGGAGTAACGACGATAATCATTCCAATGATAATTAAAACCAGTGAATCCCCACTTATATACACCAGTACACACAATTAAAGGGTGCTGGTCGTACTGAATGTTAGGGGTCTTCGCCTTGTATATAAACACATAGTATTTATCGGCACTCGGAACGATGCCGCCCTCTGTCAACTTACCTAACAGCAGTCTCATACAATACTCTGGACTGCCTGTCATCAAATTCTTTATCGAACTAACCCGCGACATCGTCTAGTAGACCTCTCTTGAACTTAATCACGCTGTAACTTTCATAGGTAAAGTCAATGTCGAAAGTCAGTGGAGTGTCTGTTGCTTCAGATGACAGGTCGAGAGCACCAATTGAGATAGGATACGCACGATAGAATCTCCATCCGATCGGTTGCTTGTACCCAAAGTTATTGATGCCAGCGTCATTGATAGATCCATTGGGATTCTCATACTTATACAATTCAATGTCACCAGTGAAGGTGTCATAGTATGACATCCTGATTGTTCTTTGTCTTGATTGATTGATTACTCCCTCGACGCCAGTTGCTTCGATCCAATCACGCATTGCTTTGTAGATTGTGAAGTCAGAGTTCTCAATGACAGTCATCGAGAGGGGCTTTCCATAGATAAAGTTTTGAGGTGTCTCCCTAGTGACACCCATATGCTCCTGCCCGTTCGCCTGGACGACATCAAGTCTACCCTCAGGCACTCTAATGTTCTTACAGAATAAGTCTAAGTACTCATTGATTGTATTGTCGACTCCGCCGGTTCCTGCTCCTCCGTTGCCCCACCTGCTCGGCATCTTTACAGAGTAAAGTGTCGGTCGTGAAACGCCTCTATTCAGTAGTGCCTGTGCTAGATTGGCTGTGCCCATCTCTAAATATCTTTAGGGTTATTTATCGGATGGCTGGGACACTTAAGAGCAAGTACAAACCAAGGAACCCTAAGAAGTACAAAGGGAACCCAACAAATATAATCTGTAGGTCCTCGTGGGAGAGGTCGTTCTGTAAGTACTGCGACCTTAACGAGAGTGTGGAGCAGTGGCAGAGCGAAGAGAAAGCAGTGTGGTACTACGACCCCTGCACTAAAAAGAAGCGAAGATACTTTCCTGACTTCATCATCCAGTTCCGAGACAGCAAGGGCATCCTGCACACTGAGATGATTGAAATCAAACCACAGAAGTATGTTGTGGGACCCAACCCACACCCCAAGAGGAGAACCAAGTCGTGGATGAATGAGGTGAGAACCTTCATTACTAACAGAGCAAAGTGGGACGCTGCTATGGTATACTGCGAGGACAGAGGGTGGAACTTTCGTATCATCACGGAAAAGGAGCTCGGGTTACTCAAATAAATAACTGAAATACATTATAACTTTGTAATGGGACTGCCTAAGAATATCCGACCTGAGTACTCGACGACTATTCCGTCGACTGGGAAGAAGATTAAGTACCAACCCTTCAGTATCAAGGAAGAAAAGATTCTTATCATTGCTGCAGAGGGACAGGACTCAGACGAG